TGTTACTGGGGATGAAATTGTCAATAGTCCTGCTTATAAACAGGCATACGACAAGTACATGAAAGATTTTGGTACTACATTTGGGGCAAAAATAAATGCCGATAGAATCGCTAGTGCCGTTGCAAAAGCAGAAATAGCAAGAACCGATAAATCTAAAGAAACTACTACATCCACATACACAGTTAACGGAAAACCTGTTGACAAAGCAACTTATGATAAATTTATGTCAGATAATCCTCAATTAGGACAGATGCTTGACAAAACGAAAAATATGGATTTACCAGGAGTGTCAGCTGATATTTCTTCAGGTTTTGACAAACTATCATCTACAATATTTGATAAACGTTCTCCGACCACAGAAGAATCAATTAATAATACTAAGCTAACAGAAACGTCTGCTTTTGATACTGATTTAAAATCATTAAGTGGGCCAACAAGTATTTTTCAATCATTATTAGATGGAATTCAATCAAAGATATTCCCTGCTGAAAGTAAAACTACCACAACTCAAGCTCCTGAGCAATCTGCAAACACTGAGTTGAAAGAACAAACACATCTTTTAGCTCAACAATTAAACAAATTAGATACTTTGATTAGTACAATGACTAAATCCAATAATATTAACAGTAAGATATTACAACGTCAGAGCTAATAAACTAAATATAACACTATGGCAAACAACGATGGACGTAACGGTAGAAATGGCGGTTGGAGAAAGTACTTCAAAGTCGCTGATGTAAATCAACTTGGACAATTAAGTCCAATTTCTGGAAAAAATAACTTTGGATTACCTGGATACAATAGACCAGGTAGTGATTTTGAAACTGGAACACCTAACGAATTTGCATTTCGTAACTATGCATCACGATTACCTGAAGTTTATTCAGGACATCCTAATAGATTAGAACGTTATAATCAGTATGAAAATATGGACTGTGATAGCGAAGTTAATGCTTGTTTAGATATTATTGCTGAATTTAGTACACAAACTAATACTGATAATGACACACCATTTGATATAAATTTTGTTAATACACCCACTGATCACGAAGTAGATATTATTAAAAAACAACTTCAACAATGGAGTAAACTTAATAAATTAGATCAAAGAATATTTAAATTATTTAGAAATACTATCAAATATGGTGATCAAGTATTTGTAAGAGATCCAGAAACATTTGAAATGTACTGGGTTGACATGATTAAAGTAGCACGTATTATTGTAAATGAAAGTGAAGGGAAACGTCCTGAACAATATGTTATTCGTGACATTAATCCTAACTTTCAAAACATGTCAATGGCGGCAAAAACAACATCTGACTACTATGTCAGTCGTAGTACAGGTAGTGTAACTACTGGAAATAATTATAATGCTCCTAATGGTGGTGCTGGTGGTGGTGCTGGTGGTGGGGTAGGTAACAGTAGATTCACACAAGCTATGAATGAAAGCTGTTTAGATGCTAAACACATCGTTCATTTGAGTTTAAATGAAGGTTTAGATTACTTTTGGCCATTTGGACAAAGTATTTTAGAAAACATTTATAAAGTTTACAAACAAAAAGAATTATTAGAAGACTCAGTTTTAATTTATCGTGTGCAACGTGCCCCAGAAAGACGTTTGTTTAAAATTGACGTAGGTAATATGCCTAGTCATATGGCTATGGCATTTGTGGAACGTGTCAAAAATGAAATGCATCAACGTCGTATACCTACATGGGGTGGTGGTGGACAGAACATGATGGATGCTAGTTACAATCCATTAAGTGTAAACGAAGATTATTTCTTTCCACAAACATCCGAAGGTCGAGGATCGTCAGTTGAAGTGTTGCCAGGTGGTCAAAATTTAGGTGAAATTGACGATTTAAAATACTTTAATAATAAAATGGCACGTGGATTACGTGTACCGAGTAGTTATTTGCCCACAGGTCCAGATGATAGTTCAGCGCCAATGAATGATGGACGGGTTGGCACAGCATTAATTCAAGAATTCCGTTTTAACAAATACTGTGAACGCTTACAAAAGCTGATTATGCAGAAGTTAGATGACGAATTTAAGATGTTTATGAAGTGGAGAGGGTTTAATATTGATAACGGGTTGTTTAATATTAAACTAACAGAGCCACAAAATTTTGCCAGTTATCGCCAGAGTGAGTTAGATACCGCACGTATCAGTAATTTTTCAACCATTGAACCTTTGCCATATCTAAGTAAAAGATTTTTATTAAAACGTTATTTAGGATTAAGCGAAGAAGAAATTCGTGAAAATGAAGATTTATGGCGCGAGGAACGTGATAATCCTGAAATTCAAGGTACTAAAGGTCCAGATTTACGTAATGTTGGTATCACTCCTGCTGGATTAGAATCAGATATTACAACTGGACAAGAAATTAACGACACTAGCCTGGGCGGAGCTGATGTTGATACCGGAGCTGGCCCTGCCCCAGCAATTACACCTACTCCAGGATTGCCGCCCACGGCTGGCGGGGCAAGTCTTTAAATTTTTATTTTGAATAAATAATATTATGATTCTCAACGAACTTTATCAACGTGACCCCGAAGCTTATCAAGATATTAATCAAGATAATTCACAACCTGAAATGGGTCAATTACGTAAAACTCGTTTAACATTAAGACAAATTAGCAAATTACGACAAATGAATGATTTAAGAAAACTTGAATTTAGTAATAAATTAAAACTCATTAAAACACAATACTCTCCGCCAGCTGAACCGGTGATGTAATAAAACTTACATAAATCTTATAATTATTGCCAGTTTTATACGGTAATATACGTCTTTTTCTCCAAAGCTCTTAAATACTTTCACGAGCCATTCTAAAGGAGAATTAAATGACATCGAAATTTGAACAGTTGATCGAATATGTTATCAACGATGACGAGGAAAAAGCCAAAGCTCTTTTCCATGATATCGTGGTTGAAAAATCGCGTGAAATCTATGAAAACCTCATGAATGAAGAGGACATGGAAGAATGTGAACACTGTCACGGTGACGGCTGCGAACATTGCGAAGAAGATATTGAAGAAGGTATGGAAGATACTTCCGGCGATGCTAGTCAAGATCTCATGCGCGAAGTAGAAACAGAAGAAGAAGGCGTGTACGAAGAAGACGAATCAGATGTTGAATTTGATGACGAGGCCGAAGAAGAAGGCGAAGATGAAACTCATGATATGGAACATGAGCATGATATTGAAGATCGTGTAGTTGATCTTGAAGACAAACTTGACGAACTAATGGCTGAGTTTGAATCTTTAATGGGCGACGAAGGTGGAAGTGAAATGGAACCAAAAGACGACGAAGTCGGCGGTGACGCTTACATGAACGACGATACAAGCGAATTTCATGATGAATCTTACCCAATGAGTGAAAACATTGCGTTAGATGCTACTCCAAAACCAGTTACAACAGAACCTAGCTTTGTTAACAAAAAGTCCACAACAGCTTTTAATTCTGGCGCAGCCGGCATGGCAGCTAGACCAGTAAAGAATACAGCCGCTGAAGCTAATCCAGATGGGACTTCAGCTTATAAACAACCACATAATGAGTACAGTAAAGGTGAAGGCAATTTACCAAATGCTGGAAAATTTAAAAACGTTCCTGCCAAAGATGGCTGGGGCGCAAAAATGGAACCAACACCAAAACCTGTTACAGCACAGGCAGCTGGTGTAAATACCAAAACTCCTTTTCCAAAGGCGTAAGATATAGATATGGCTCGCAATACATATCTTAAAGAACATCTTAGCTTCACTCAGGCACGTGTAGTACTCGAGTCTGAGGAAGCTGCAGATGGCTCAGGCAAAACTCTTTATATGAAGGGTATTTGTATTGAGGGTGGCGTGCGTAACGCCAACGAGCGTATATATCCCGTACACGAAATTGCTAAAGCAGTAGACACTATCAACGAACAAATTAAAACAGGTCATTCTGTATTGGGTGAAGTAGACCATCCAGATGATTTGAAAATTAATTTAGATCGTGTATCTCACATGATTGAAAATATGTGGATGGATGGTCCTTGCGGTTATGGCAAGTTAAAGATATTACCTACACCAATGGGTCAACTAGTTAAAACTATGCTTGACAGCGGTGTAAAATTAGGGGTTAGTAGTCGTGGATCAGGAAACGTCAACGACCATAACGGACATGTCAGTGACTTTGAAATTGTCACTGTTGATGTAGTTGCCCAGCCAAGTGCTCCAAATGCTTATCCTACAGCCATTTATGAAGGTCTTCTGAACATGAAGCACGGTCATAAATTGTTTGAAATGGCAAAAGAAGCAGGGCAGGATAACAAAGTACAGAGATATTTGAAAACGGAAGTAATGAAGTTAATCAAAGATCTCAAGATTAAAGGGAACTAAAATGCTAGACGCACTAAAGCCGTTACTAGATAGCGAACTGATCAATGAGGAAACTCGTACAGAGATCAATGAAGCTTGGGAAGCCAAGTTAGTTGAAGCTCGTGAACAGGCGCGTGCAGAGCTCCGCGAAGAGTTTGCACAACGTTATCAGCATGACAAACAAGTGATGGTGGAAGCCCTAGATCGCATGGTTACAGAAGGTCTTGTCGCAGAGATCCAAGGTGTTAAAGCTGAAAAAAAAGCTTTAGCCGAAGATCGCGTTAAATTTCAACATACAATGAAAGAAAATGCCACAAAGTTTAACGGCTTTATGGTTTCTAAATTGTCTGAAGAAATTGGCGAACTGCGTAAAGATAGAAAGACACATAACGAAGGTCTCCAAAAATTGGAAGGCTTTATCGTTCATGCGTTGGCACGCGAAATTAAAGAATTTGCTCAAGACAAACGTGATGTGGTGGAAACCAAAGTACGTTTAGTTGCTGATGCTCGTTCTAAATTAGAATCATTGAAGTCAAGATTTGTAAAAGAATCTGCACAGAAAATGACTCGTGCTGTTAGCCAGCATCTTAAGGCTGAACTCAGTCAGTTAAAAGAAGATATCCAAGTTGCTCGTGAGAACAATTTTGGTCGTCGTATTTTTGAAGCATATAGCGCAGAATTTGGAGCTACTCACTTAAATGAGAAAGCTGAAGTTCGTAAATTACATGCTATTATTGCTCAAAAAGACTCTAAACTGGCAGAAGCCATCAAATTCACCCAAAAAGCAAAAGTTTTGGTTGAATCAAAAGACCGTGAATTACGTATTGTAAAAGAATCCAATGAGCGTACTCGCACAATGGACGAATTGCTTTCTCCTTTAAATGAAGAAAAAGCAGAAATCATGCGTAATTTATTGGAAAGCGTACAAACCCCAAGGTTGAAAAACGCTTTTGAAAAGTATCTACCAGCTGTTTTGGAAAATAAATCTGTGAAAGCCACAAAAGTAATTACAGAAACATTATCCACAGTAACTGGCGATAAATCTGCCCGTAGCCAAGAGCACAATAACGAAAGCGACCGCGAAAGCCAAAGCAATGTTATTGACTTAAAGCGTTTGGCAGGGCTATAAAAAAAGAAAAAAAGGAGACTTAAATGTCACAAGATTTATTAGAAAGCCGTTGGGGCGAAACTAAAGATGCGTTGTTAGAAGGTCTAGGTGGTTCTAAACGCAATTCTATGAGTGTTATCCTCGAAAACACACGTAAGTATTTAAAAGAGAACGCAACATCAGGTTCAACTAGCTCTGGTAACATTGCTACATTGAATCGTGTAATTCTCCCAGTAATTCGTCGTGTGATGCCAACTGTTATTGCTAACGAGTTGGTTGGTGTACAGCCAATGACTGGACCTGTATCACAGATCCATACATTGCGTGTACGTTATGCACAAAGTTTAACTGACAACAGTTTGGCTGCAACATCTGTAACAGCTGGACAAGAAGCGTTAAGCCCATTCACTATTGCTACAGCATACTCTACTGTTCCACAAGCTACTACTACTGCTACTGGTTATACTGGTAACAATACAGCTACTATGGAAGGTACAGGCGGTAAGCAAATCAGTATCCAAATCTTGAAACAAGCCGTTGAAGCTAAAACACGTAAGTTACAAGCACGTTGGACATTTGAAAGTGCTCAAGACGCACAAGCTATGCATGGTATTGACGTAGAAGCAGAAATTATGGCTGCTTTAGCTCAAGAGATTACAGCTGAGATCGATCAAGAGATTCTTTTATCATTGAGTTCATTGGCTGCTACTGAGTATACATATAACCAAGCTACTGTTTCTGGTACAGCTACATTCGTTGGTGACGAACATGCCGCATTGGCAGTTCTTATCAATCGTGTTGCTAACTTGATCGCCCAACGTACACGTCGTGGCGCAGGTAACTGGGCAGTTGTTAGCTCTGCTGCATTGACAGTATTACAATCAGCAACAACATCAGCTTTTGCTCGCACAACAGAAGGAACTTTCGAAGCTCCAACAAATACTAAGTTCGTTGGTACATTGAATGGTTCATTACGTGTGTTTGTAAATAGCTATGCTCCTGATACACAAAGTGTATTAGTTGGATATAAAGGTTCAAGCGAAGCAGATGCTGCCGCATTCTATTGCCCTTACATTCCATTGATGAGCAGTGGTGTTGTATTGGATCCATCAACATTCGAACCAGTCGTATCATTTATGACACGTTATGGATTCGTTGAGTTAACAAACACTGCATCATCATTTGGTAATGCAGCTGACTATGTTGGTGAAATCGCAGTTCAAAACTTGTCTTTCTCTTAATCAGAGAACACAGTTTATTTTCTCAGGGATGGGAAGAACATTAAAGCGCCGAAAGGCGCTTTTTTGTTGATTAAAATTCCGTTAATAGTTTAATATCACGATGTTTAACAATAATAATTTCGTGATTTTTTCCATTAATTCTAATAGGTAAATCTGTATGAATACTGATACGCGGTCCGGTGTCATCTATTATAGAATCATTACCAACAGTTCCCACGAAAGGAACTTTATTCCAGTGGCCAAATACTCTATCTCCGATAAAATATTTGGGTTTATATGCAATGCGATTAAAATAATCTGTTTGATTTCCCATAGTGTTTGTATTATAATATAGATAAAGAACTAAATCAATTATTATTGATACACAAATACCTACCTGCTAAATATATCATGAAATTATTTAATAAAACTGTAGATGTTTACTGGACCCCAACAGGTGGATTAAGATCAAACGATCCGTTTACATGGCAACAAATGGCTTGGCCAGATCCAGAATCAGCACTAAAACGTATAAAAAATCAAAGAAATGCTTTATATTTAAAATGCCCAGCATTTCAAGATTATTATAAAAATACCTATGTTGTTAAATCTCCTGTTGATTTTTCTTTAAAAGTGGAAAAAAATATTCAAGGAAAAAAATTAATTGCGTCATATGCCCCTGATGTAAAATCTAGACAAGAAGATTTTTATAAAAATTATATAAT